CCTGTCTTCCTCGGCATTTCTCGCCTCCATTATTAGACTCGCTATATCCATTTTCTTCTGGTGTTCGTCCCTGCCCTCTTCCATAGCGTCTTCACGCATCTCTTCCCTGCGTTCCATAGCACGACCAACAGCGTCGGGCTGGACACCAGCACTCATTAAAACCTGTGCCTGTTCGGAATCGGTAAGGTCTTTGTAGTCGGGTTTGATTAGAGTAGCCGCTGGGGGCGGTTGAGGTGCTTGCGGGGGTTGGGGCATAGAAACCATCTCTCGCCAAGCTATCTCACCATCATCTTGTAGGTATCTCTTTAAGATGTTGTATAAATTGGATGGAGTGATTACGCCAGTCTGTATATAAATGGGGTTGGACGTAAGCAACTGGACTCTCATTTGAGATTTCTGAGCCTTGACATACGGGTTGGTGTTGGAGTCATTACCCCTACAGACTATGTTATACTTGCCCTGTATCTCGTCTCTTTCTAGGTGTATAGGCTCTAGGTCATCCGTGCCAACTACCAGAGCAAATACTCTTTCGGGCATATACTGCTGACAAAGTTCAAGTATCTGGGTGAACACTTCCGAAAGAGAGTTAGTCCACATAGTCGAATCAAGCGAGAACACCTGATTGGCGTTCTGAGCTTGCATCTGGACTTCACCCAAAGTCCTAGGTTGACGCTTGTTAATCATGGACTGTAACGAATAGTCAAGTTGCCCGAGATATTCTTGGATTACAGTCTTTAATAACATCTCCTCACGCTCGTATGAAAACTCCACGTTAGCGTTTGAATTCTCCATAATCTTTATGGAGTCGTCCAGAGGCTGAACGCCAGTAACTGGGATTCCTTGGGCTGGTATGAACTTCACCAACTTGGGATTCACCACACCAGAACGGAACTTGAACATCGGTGCGTTGCGTATGGTCTGGTTGTCGATTTTTTGGTTGTGCTGGGCGTCTATCTCTTTTGACAAATCCTCAAGATGTTCTGGGATTCCTCTGGGAGAGAACCACCTGTCGTCTACCACCTCGGAAGCAAATCTTACAAACGGGAACTTCTGGTGGTCATATGGCGATACCTGTTTCTTGAGTATCTTATTAAATTCTGGGGCTAGTATGAACTGCCACTTCTGTTCGGGCTTCCCTTTTTCGGGATTATAGTATTTATAGACTTCCCATATCTTCACCAAGTGAGAGGGATTGTTTACTCGGTCAATACCTTCTCTCGCCGCTTTGGTTTGTTCAGTTATCTTATCGTTGTCTTTAGAAGTAGCTGTGTCGTAACGGCTGTTGTCTCTTAGGTCGTAAATCTCCCTTACGGCTTGTTCGTCGTAGATTCCTTCGCCAGCCCTTTCGCTAAGGACTTCTATGGGTTCATAATATTCGTGGCAAATCCACCTTAGATTTTGAACTTCCAGTCCTGCATCAGAAGGAACATAAATAGAAGAAGGGTCACAAATATACACATCTGGGGCATTGTAAACCTCGTCTTTAAGATTAACGCTTATTTTGTTTTTACCGCTGCGTAATTCCGTAATGGCTTTTTGTAGGGAAGTAAGGTTATCCTCGGCTACGGTCTCAGACATATCAACATTCAGTTTCCTTCCAAGTTCCCTAACCAACACTTCGTCGGGAATGTTCGTATCAAATAAAGCCATCGCCTCTTCCATACTTACATCATCCAATGAAAGGTCTTCGGTGTAGGCTCTGTTCTTCATACACCAAGTAATCTTAGCCAATACAAAACCTTTTTCCAGCATCTTGTCACAGCCGAGAATCAACTTCTCCAAAAGCATAATCTTGTAATCAGCCAGATAATCCAAGAACTTCTCTATCTTGTTAGCCTTGTTCAAATCTTGGTCGGTCTGGGGAATGACCTGCATACGGGGCTTGATGTTAGAGTAAATTCCTATCAGGGCAGACTTCGCCTTTCGTATGTATGTTTCTATGGTAGGAAGCCTCAGATTGGAACACCCCACAAACGGAAAGGTCTTTGACTTCTTGACACGAAATCTCAAACGATAAAACTTGTCATGGTTCTGAACCCAAGTTTCCGTATTGGATTTGGACTGCTCAATTTCATTCGCTATATCGTGATATAGGTCGTCGCTTGTTTCTTTCTTGTCTGGCATTGTTCCCCTTATAAGATGTGGTAATCTTTTTGGTAGGTTGCAAAATCTGAAGTAAACTCTTTCACTAATTCCTTGATTCTGTTAGGTTTAAGCTGTGGCATATCTAGCGGTGGGTATTCGTATATATTTTCTGCGAAAGGTTTGTGGAAACCCTCTTTCATGCAGATATCGTAAAGTTCGGTTCCGATATAAGGGGTAAAGAAAGTGACGGCTATGGAGGGAGGATTTACTATGCGATTAAGCTCTATTGTTTTTCTGACGTCGTCCTCGGTCTCATACGGAAGCCCAATCATATAGTTAGCCGTCACTCTCAATTCGTGCTTACGGCATAAGTCAAACGCCTTCTTTATTAAGTCAACGGGTATTACTTTCTTTATGACCTGTTTCTGTATCTTCTCGCTTCCCGATTCCACACCTACGGAAATAGCACAGCATTGGGCCTGTCTCAGAAGTTTTAGTATGTTCTCGTCCAGTAACGTAGCTACGGAACATTGCATAGTGAAAGGGGTGTGTATGCGTTCAGCATACATTCGTAGGAACTCTGACATCTTATTCTTGGGGACTCCAGATAGAAAGTCCGTATCCCCGAAAGATATCATATTCAAATTGTAATCATGAATCTTATGTTCAATCTCTACGATGGAAGATTCTATCGGCTTAGTCCTGTGGTAACAACCTAGACCCTCTGCGGATTTTCTGAGTTTTGGTGCGACGCAGAAAGCACAAGACTTAAAACATCCACGACTAAGCTCAAAAGCACCTCCACGATAAACACGACCCATAAAAGGTTTAAGAAGATGTCTTTTGTCAAAATCGCTCCAATCCTGTTCGGGAACTTTAGTCATGTCAGTAAGGCGGCGGAGGGGGTTCTCATACTCCTTACCCCAGATGTTCGGAGCCTCAAATCCTTTTTCCAAGAACTCAGCAAGGGCTTCCTCGCCCTCACCAACACAGATGTAATCAACCCAATCTTGGTCTAGGACGTAATCAGGTGCTATGGTAGGCATTATCCCACCGACCAGAACTGGAACCTCGACATTCTCTAAAAGTCTCTTAGCCGTAAACAGGTTTCTTTCGACCAATGACGCACATATCAGGTCTGGCTTCCACTTGCGAATAATCTCGTCAAGTTCAAACTTCGGGTCAATCGAACAAGTCTGTCCCACAAGTTCATTGAGATTAGTATTACGATGAGTGCCAAGAGACACCATTTGCTCGTTATCGGTTCGGAATTGTCCATAAAATGTGGTGTCGAACAATCTGACTTGGTGTCCTTTAAGTCTGAGTGAAGAAATGAGTATGGATATCGCAAGGGGTATCCTTAGTTCTGTTCCAATGTTGGGATAGACAAAAAGGATTTTAATAATTACCTCTGTTTCCCATACTTCTTCTCATATTCGGCGGTGAGTTGGGATTTAGATTTGATAGATTTTGGGTTTAATATGGCTAATGACTGACCGCCCTCATCTGCAACATAAGCTCCGTCATATCCAAGAGATTTAAGTGCTTCTATTACAAGTTGCTTATTATTTCTTTCATCCCTATGCTCAAACCCCTCCCAATCCATACCGCTCTCTTTAAGTGGAATTCGATTACCAACATCATCGTAAGAATTTAGAAGAATATTTTTAGCAAACTCTCTCGCCCTATTATTAACTAAAACATCTGATGAATAAATTTTATTTTTGACTGTTTCCAACAATTCTTTCCATTGTTCTTCATTAACCTTCTCAGGAAAATCAACACCTTTAATATAGGCATCTTTACCGAAAATCTTTGCATCCCTGTCTACTGTAAACTCTGTTATCTTGTCTGGTATGCCAAGAACAACACCCGACTCTGGTAATGTTTGCCCTGCCCTACCACCCGATTTTGCCCCTTCAATAGTATCTGATAAATATATCGCTCCTCTCCCCATATCCTTTGCTTCTTTAATTTCACTAAACCCAGCATGATACAATGGTTTTTGCCCCTT